ATTATTTCAGATGGCTAACGTTTCTACAGTCACAGACGCAACTGCTGGACAGACAACTGGCACTCGTATTACAAAGATCCTCGATCAAGTCTCATTCCCTACATCAATGCGTATTATTGACACAGGATCGACGACAGTTCAAGCAGATCCGGCAACGGCTCGCACATCCCTTGCAGCATTGAAGGCGGCAGAGTTTGCAGAACAGGGCGCGGCATTCGTAAGAACAGATGGCACCTTTGAATTTAAGGATCGCACTGATGTTGTGGGATCTCTAGCGGCTACCCCTATCGAGTTTAATCAGACAACAGGCATTCCCTACTCAGACCTTAAGTACGCCTTCGATGACAAGCTCATCGTCAATCAAGCCAGCATGACACGCATAGGCGGCACAGCACAGACTGCAACGAATGCTGACTCATCTGCTAAGTATTTCCCTCATGGCACGACAGTGACTGACATGATCCCTCAGACAGATGCTCAAGTCTTAGACATCGCCAAGATTTATGTCGCGACGCGTGCAGAAACCACTATCAGAATTGATCAGATGACGGTCGATTTACTGGACACAGATGTACCGACTGACACGATGATCGGTCTAGATTATTTTGACAATGTCAAGATCACTAACGTCCAGCCAGACGGCTCGACAATCGTTAAGACCTTGCAGGTGCAGGGCTTGGCATGGGATATAACCCCTAACAGTATGAAGTGCACAGTTACAACACTTGAGCCTATAGTCGAGGGATTCATCATCGGATCATCGACTTACGGTATAATCGGACAATCCATAATGGGATACTAGGAGATAAATCATGGCAACAGGCTTTCCAGCGACTACAGGCGACATTTTTACTGCCGCCGACTATAACGGCCTAGTAACCTTTGAGGTCAAGGCAGACCAGACGGCAGACTATACAATCGTACTAGCCGATTCTTATCAGATGCTTATCCCAATGAACAAGGCAACAGCCGTAAACTTGAGCATCCCAACTAATGCCACAGCGGCCATCCCTGTAGGATCAGTCATCACAGTCCTTAACAAAGGCGCAGGCGCAGTCACTATCAAGGCAGTCACCTCTGGCACTACTACAGTCTTATCAGCTGGCGCAGTAGCGGCGCAGCCTACCCTTGCACAATATAAGTCAGCAGCCTGCATTAAGACTGGCACAGATGCTTGGTACGTCGTAGGCGCTATTGCATAATGCTAAACAATCTTGCAGCTATTAATGGCGCTAAGGCTACTTATAGCCAAACAGTCTTAGCTGATAACCCCATTGGTTTTTGGCTACTTAATGAAACTACTGGGTCGACGGGTGATGATTTAACTGCAAATAATAATGATTTAACGTTCGTTAATAGCCCAACTTTAGGAGTTGCCACAGGTCTAGCAGGCATTCCTCTGGGCATCACTTTTGACGGCACTAATGATGTTCTCAAAACGTCTGTAGTTTCTACTTTTAACATCGCAGCAAGCGGCACTTGGTCGATTGAGTTTTGGTTAAAGTTTAATAGCACGACATTTGCTGCTCCTTTTGGTTGGCGTGATAGTTCTGGTGGCAACGATAAAGTAAATGCTTTGGTAACTGTTAATAATGGAACAACAGGAATGATTCAGGTTTTAACTTCTGACACCGCAAGTGGATTTGTTATTCTTTCACATGGTACAACTTACAACGATAATCTTTTTCATCATGTTGTAGTGACTGCTACAAACGGTTCAGCATTAAGACTTTACATAGACGGCGTAGATAGAGCCAATAGCACCGCAGGAAGAGGCACAGCCACTTCTAACAGAGCAATAAGTGTTGGAGCTAATGACACCGGAGCTGGCGTTTACTCACAATTTTTTACTGGAACAGAGACGGCTTGTTCTGTTTACAACACAGCACTTACAGCGAGTCAAGTTCTATCTCACTATAACGCAGGAGTCTAAATGGAAATCTTATTTGAGAGTAATACAGAGCAAGAAGAAGAATTCGAGTTTAATAGTCAGATCATTGTAAATAAAGGTTCTGTGCAAATAATTAAGGGCAACCCTTTCGAGTTAGCATTGGTGACAGATGAAGCCGCGCCTATCTAAGTCTGCCATCCAGTTACGAGAGCAGATAGACGATGCATTCCCAGATAGAGATCGAACTTCGGACGGCTGGATCGGTGACACGAGACACGCTGCTCGCAAGTCTGATCATAATCCAGATGCACAGGGATGGGTTCGTGCCATCGATGTTGACCGCGACCTTAACGGCAAAGGCAGGAAGCCCGATGTCATGCCTGACTTGGTCGATCAGATTCGAGTCGCTGCAAAGTCTGGCGATAAAAGAATTAGTTACATCATCTTCGACGGCCGCATCGCCTCATCTAAAAAGGCTTGGGCTTGGCGTCCTTATGATGGGATCAATAAGCATAATCATCACGCGCACGTCAGCTTTACTATCAAGGGCGATGAAGACTCTAGTTGGTTCAATATCCCGATGATAGGTGGAAAATAATGGAGCAAGCAAAATCACTAGCAGCATCATGGGCTCGATCATTCTTGGCCGCTGCCCTCGCGCTATACATGGCAGGCGTAACAGATCCTAAGACCTTAGCGATGGCAGGCGCGGCAGCAGTAGCACCCGTCATTCTGCGCTGGCTCAATCCTAACGATGCCTCATTCGGAGTCGGGAAAGAATGACTCAAGAAAACTTTTTCACACTTTACTTTGCAAGCCTTGCCGTGATCGGTGGGCTAGCAGGTTATGTCATCACGCATCTTCTGTCTGAAATTAAAAGACTGAACTCGCGTGTCGATGAGATTTACAACATACTTCTTGAGCGATAATTTTAATTATGGCACGAAAGAAAGTTATCGATCTCGATACTTACTCACAGCTTGACGCATGGGCTATTAGCCTGCATGAGATGTATCGCGCACTACGCAGGGCAGGCTTCGCAGTCGATCTTTGCCTAGCAATTATTACCGATCGGGACTCTTATCCTGCATGGATCTTGCCATCAATTCCCGACCGCATGGACCCCATACCCTACGAGGACGACGACGAGGACTAATGAAGCGCATTGTCATAGTGAGCGACCTACAGGTTCCCTTCCACGATAGACACGCAGTTAAGAATCTAGCCAGTTTTATAGCCAAGTTTAAGCCGCATGAAGTAGTAACGATCGGAGATGAGATTGATTTCAACACCATCTCGAAATGGTCAGAAGGCACGCCAGAAGCTTACGAGCAGACTCTGGGAGACGATCGCGATGAGGCTGTTCAGGTACTTTACGATCTACAAGTAACACAGATGATACGCTCTAATCACACAGATCGCCTATACACACAGATTATGCGGAAGATCCCATCATTCTTATCATTGCCGGAACTTAGGTTTGAGAAGTTCATGCAGCTCGATGAGCTAGGGATCACCTTTCATAAAAAGCCGTATAACATCGCTCCTAACTGGATCGCACTCCATGGCGACCATACCCCTATTAAGTCACAAGGGGGTCTCTCAGCCCTTGAGGCAGCCCGTAGGCATGGCAAGAGCGTCATTTCTGGACATACTCACAGGGCAGGGCGATCGTCCTTCTCAGAGGCCTCTGGAGGCCGTATAGGACGCATTCTGCATGGCGTAGAAGTAGGCAATCTTATGGACTTTAGCAAGGCCAGTTATACCAAGGGATCGGCTAACTGGCAGCAGGCGTTCGCCATCATGTATGTTGAGGGAAAGAATGTGCAGGTTGATCTCATCTACATCGAGAAGGATGGGACTTTCGTCGTCTCAGGCAAGCGGTATGGACGACCTAGATAACGAGCTGGATCGGGACATCGATGACCACATTGATGACGCAGAATCGTTACCGTTTCGTTATCTAAATATCTGAAAATTCCCCCTTAGATCATGAGACAGTAGAGCCATCAACGAAGGGCGTTGATAAGAAAGGCTCAACATGTTCGATCCATCATTAGGCGATTTAATTGCCATGATTGCACTATCAGCACTATATTTCCATCTAGGCCGTACAGTCGGCATTCGCGTAGGTTATCTACAAGGGCGTAAAGCTGTGAGAGATTACTACGCATCTAAAGAAAGGGCACGAGTGTGAATGCAGGTGATTTCCTCTCAGAAGCAAAGGCAACAATTCAAGACCGTGGCATGGACTACGGACACCCGTCAGACAATATGTCCAGAACAGCACGACTCTGGTCAGCATTCCTCGAGATGCCTATTACTGACTATCAAGTGGCATCATGCATGGTCTTGGTCAAGCTCGCACGGAGTATGGAGTCTGGAAAAGTCGATACATACATCGACGCTGCTGCCTATATGGCAATAGCAGGCCAACTACACACAGAGGAGAATGAGCTATATGTTTAATTTAGAAGATTACGAGACAGTCGAAGAACGCCTAATCAAATATTGGAAGGATCATCCAGATGGCCGAATTGATACTAAGTTGGTCGAGGCAAGTGCTACACGTTTTATCGTACAGGCTTACATATACAGAACTGAAGCTGATCAACAGCCTTGGACTTCTGGGCTCGCAGAAGAAACGATATCGGGTCGTGGAGTCAATGCTACTTCTGCTCTTGAAAATTGTGAAACGTCTGCGATTGGTCGTGCTCTCGCTTCGGCTGGCTATGCGACAAAGGGAAAGAGACCGAGCCGAGAAGAGATGTCTAAAGTTGCAAAGGCCGATCAAGTGACATCAACTATCCAAGAAGTAAAGGCCAAGATGTTAGAGACATCCGGCGAATACATCCCAGTAGTAAAGGAAGAGGATCCATGGACTATCAAGCCAGCGACTATGCCGCCCACAATGGGGGAAGCTGTATCGATGGTGAAAGAGATCATTGGAGGCCAGACCGACAAGGATATCCCTCGTTGCAAGCATGGTGACATGATGTGGAAAACAGGCACTACTAAGGCTGGTAAGCCATGGGGACACTTTAAGTGCATGGCTTGGGTAACTGGTGAGATCGGTGGTCGATGTGAGTCACCAAATGACGTGATCTGGTATGAGATCAGTAAAGAAGATGGCACATGGCAACGACAGAAGGCGAGAGTCTAGTGGGACGCTTACAGTTCATGAACCAAGATGGTGAATGGGAGTCATTTCCAACAGAGGATGAGATCCAT